GAAGACCAAGTTGTTGCTAAATCTCTAATATCTCTGGCAGAGATAAATAAAGTATCTGGCAACCCACCGTTATCAATTACTGTCTGAATACCTGAGTCAAGATAAGTGGTAGAAATCTTATGTTGAGTGGCGTCAACTATATTACCTGAAGCATAGTCAGAAACTATGTTATAAATACCATCAAATTCATTAGGTGAACCTGTAGCATCTCCATAAAACGATTTCTTTTCGATGTCTTGGACAATCTTACGCATACCATGCATAAGATGCATATCCATTAAATCGAAATAATCGCTTGCCCCCCATTGTGCTTTGTCGCACACTTCTACTTTAGAAGCAAAAGTTTTAATTTGGGCAGAATAACGAACTATGGTTGCTTCGTTATCTGGCGGAGTTCCACACTCTGCTGTAGCTGTATCATTACTACCAAGAGCAGTAATCATATCCCATTCGTGTGTAATACCATTGGCTTTTCGTTTAGCAACTTTATCTAAGAAAGGTGTCTTTCTATCGGTAATGTCAGCCAAACGAGTATCCAAATGTTCCCGCTGGGCGTATGTTGAAGTAGTTGTTGAGGCAACAGTCTTTTCCAAAATTTTAGCAGCTTGTGCTAAACCATCTTTAATATTAGATGATTTTTCCAAAACTTTGACTGCTTCTAACAATCCTTCAGAAACGGATTTATACATACGCAAAAAATAAAAATATTAATTTATAAAAGTAAGAAACTATTTCTCTTTACTCGCCCATTTTTGACGAATTCTACCACATTCCAAGAAAGCTTTTTCAGGGTCGTTTTCATTGGATTTACGAACTGATGCTAATTCTTCGTCAAGTGTTTTGAACAACTCAGTACTCTCATCGCTTTCTTCAGCTTCATCTTTATCAACCGCAACGCTTTTAGTAGTTTTACGATTAACTGTTCGGTTCTTTTTCAACATCTTTTCAATATTCCCCTGATTAGTAATAACTGATTGTAAAAGGTCAACCGCGGATTTCTCCGTGCCTTCTTTTTTATCCTCTTCATCTTTATTTTCTTCAGTCTTTTCGGCTTGGTCTTTCTCCTTACCTAAAAGTTTACTAAAGAATCCTTTTAATCCTTTTTCAATGCCTTCTTCAATCATAGTACCAACTTCTTTGCGGGTAAGAGATTTTTCCTCGTCTTCTTCTTCTTCCTCGTCTTCTTCATCCTCAGAGTCATCTTTATCTCCATCTTTAGAATCTTTCTTCTTTGAATCTTTTTTAGATTCTTTAGAATCAGAATCTTTGTCTGAAGCTTTAGAGTCATCTTCAGCTGATTCATCTTCTGAGTCATCCTCTGATTCAGATTCTTCTTCTTCAGAAGTTTCTTCATCATCAGTTTCCTCATCAGAATTATCAACTTCTTTGTCATCTTCGTTATCTTGGGTTTCTGAATCCACTTCTTCAGTTTCTTCTTCATCCTCTAATTCAGAAGCATCCTTTGCTTCTTCGTTTTCGGCAGAAACTTTTTTCTTAGTGTCTTCAGATTCAAGCGAAGTTTTGTTTTTCTTGTTCATAAGCGTTGAATCATTAACTTTTAGACTAAAGTTAGTTAATAATTTTACTATATTATCATCTCCTAAGGTTTTCATACTTAGGTTGATAAAATTAATTAATTCTTCCTTTGACATATCAGAAAAAGTGCTAATTGCTTTTGTTCTTTCTATTTTATCAATAGATTTAGCAATAGCCCCTACCCAAGTTTTTGGGTTTGCGGGAGTGGAAGTAACCGCAATATGGTCTAATTCAATATCTTTAAAAATTCTGGAAAATCTTTCTTTCTTTTCGTCCCATTCAAGTTTATAGTCTTTTACAAAACCACCAATAGACAATCCCAGTTCTTTTTTCTTTTCCGTTAAAGCATACCACAAATCTTGAGCTTTAGAGGTAATGTCCAGTTTAGCTTTCATTACTAAACGATTTTTTGTGTCAATTGATAACTTAGTAACACCACCTAATTCTGACTGCCACGACTTGTCGTGCTCAGCGTTTAAACTAATAATGTGCTGTTTAATGCTGGCGGCCATTGATTTAATTGCACTGGGTGCCATCGCATCTCCGTGCAAGTCAATGTCCGTAGAAGAAGCAACTCCTTCTATAAATCTTTCTTTCTTTTCTTTTCCCTCTTCATCTAAATGCACTTCTTCATAACATTTCATAATTGGCATAGAAAAAGAAAAACGAGCATCTTCTTTTTGTTTTGTTGTTTTGTTTAACATAAAGTTATTTTTTAAAATAGTTAATCTTTTTGAGGATTAGGGTTTTAAAGAAACCCTTAATCCCAAACGACAAAATCCCAACCCTTAAAAAGATTAAAAGAAAAAAAACCACGCCAAACTCAGAGTTCTTAGGCGTGGTTGTGTGCTAAAAATATAATTGCACTAAATAGGCCTATGCATAGATTTTTTCTTAATCTAAATTAAGTGTATACCATAATAACAAAAAAGTCAAGGAGTTGCTTATAAAAGCAAATAAAAGGCTAATCTTCCAACGTTTTGTCTGTCTTTTTTGATATTGCTTTTTTGTTTGTTTTTGTTTTCAAATCTAACTCTTCCTCTGACTTATCCACAGGTAGATTCTTAGTATTTGGGGCTTCGTTTGGTGGTGTATCCGTCAAATTACTCTGATGTTTCTTGTTAAACCCACAGCTCACAACAACATTTTTCATAGTTAAAGTTATTTTGTTTTCAGACTTACATCTGGGACAAACCGTTCTTTGAGTTACTGTTGAAAGCGGAGAGGAACTAATATCTATATTTGACAAATACCTGAAGCACTTTTGACATTTCCAAGTATAATTCATAGATTATTTATTTTTAGGCGTTTCCGCTTTAATTATAAATTCTAATTGTGGGTCATAATCGTTAGAAGAAGGAGTTACTTGTTTAACACCAGTAAAGCCCGCTTCTTGTAAGAGTTTAATCATTATTTCAGGAGTATAACCAGATAAATACATCTCAGTTAAATCCTTTTGTGTGCCAAAAACACTCTCTAAAAGTCTTTCATCAAATGTTTGTAAGAATTTAGCCATTGCTTTTTTAACATCAATACAGATAACAGTCATTTCACTAACTGGCTTTAAAATTCTAAAACACTCTTTTAATACGGGAAGAATCATTGGTCTGCTTATTCTCTGAAGAACTCTTTTGGCATATAGTTCATCAACAGCGTTGTCCTCTAAAGGTAATTCTGTAAAAGAGGGAGCAGTTATTTCAGTGTGTGGGAAGTTTTGTGTGTCTAAATGAGTCCAATCTCCATTTAAATGCACAGGGTTTTTACTCCCTAACTCAATCTTCTTTGGGATTTTCTCGTTTGAGGGGGGAATACTCGGAGTTTCTTCCTTTGCTTGTCTGGAAGAATTTGCCCTTTGCACCCCTTTGTTTGATTCAATCATAGAGGTTTCCTTTTGGTTAATTATTAAATTATTATGTTTGTGTGTAATATAATCAGTCGCTATTTTTATTGACTGTGGGTTCTGACAACTGATGTCTCCTGGATTATAAAGAGCAGTAAACAAGGTTTCATCTATATGAACGCCGTACTTTCCTTTTTCTGCTATGGTCAACCACATATCCCAATCTTGAAATCTCTCTAAACTCTCATCAAAGCCTTCTTCAGGAAAATCTTCTGCTTTAATTAAGCTCATAGTAGAAATATAATTTTCTCTTTTTAATTTTTCAAGGTCCCAACTAACTCCTCGGACTTGTCCTGTTATATTGCCTTTTCTTTGATAATTACAATAAGAAAAAGAAGCATTAGAATAAAATAGTTTAGTCAATAATACTTCCAACATAATTGGTTTTAATTCTATATCATCATCACAAAAGAATAAGAACTTGCCTTTTGCTTTCTTTCTGCCCTCGTTTCTTGCCCACGCGGCTCCTCGCTGGTCTTTGTCTCTAATTATAATAATCTCAATATTTTTATGTGTTTGCTTTTTTAAAAAATCAAGAGAGTATGGGTCTTTGTTTAGTATTCTGGTTGGAATAATAACTGAAATTAACTCATCGGTTGATATTTTACTTTTAACAATATTCATTAATCTCTTTTTTGGAAAATGTTTAGTTAAAAGTCTATGATTAGGCACATCACTATCATATCTACCTTGACTTGAAGAATGAAAATGGTCACAAATAGTTTCAAGATGCCCAAAAGAGTAACCTTTCTCCATCGCGTTTAAAAATAATTCATTGTCTTCTCCACCATTTATATAATCTTCATTTAAACGCCCTAATTTTTCAAACACTTTTCTTTTTATCATAAATGCTGCCCCGGTGGCTGGAATTTGACATTTATTAAAACCATCAAAACTTAACTGGGTTTTTACAGAATCAATTAAATTATCTACGTTGCCATACTTTCCCCAATACATATTCATACCATAAACTATTTTATCCATACTCGGAATTCTCAAAGGTATTCCAACAATATCTTCCTCGTGTTCTTGTATTTCTTTAAATGCTTGTTTAGTCAAGACTACGTCATCATTAAGAAAAAGTAATCTATCTGCTTTTGATAAACTTGCTCCACGATTACACGCTTGAGCAAAGTAAAACCCACGAACAATAAATACTTTATAGTCCATAGGTATGTTTTGTAAGCATCCCCCAATTAAATCCCAGCGATTGTGATGAGGAATAACTATGTCTGGTAAATCTTTATGCATATAGTTCATTAATAAATTTATAAATATGTCCTGTTAAAGACTTATAATAATCAAATTTTTCTTCTAAACCATTGTCATAAATATTCTGAATATGTCCGTGAACTGAATTAAGGTCCATTCTATATAATTTCCCTTGATAATTTGGAATTTCTTTATTCTGAGCTAATATATACCCTCTTTCTGCTAAAACTTGATTCATTTCTTCTGAACCTACCCAATAAGGTGGTTTAAATATTTTCTTAAATACTCCCCATTGCTCATATTTATCTAAAACTGCGTTGGTTTGTTCTCTTGTCCAAGTAGAACACTCAAGATGGGTATGTTTATCTCCGTGAAGTGCTAATTCTATCCAATCTATCTGACTTATTTTTTGACAGAATTCTTTTGTGCAATCATTTGGAATAGTAAATAAAGTTACTTTCAATTCAGGAATTTCTTCTTTTAATTTATAAAGCAAATCCATTTGATTATTTTTTTCACTAAAATCATCAAAATCAAAGACTAATTCTTTCTTTTGCCAATCTACTACAATATAATTTTCTGATTCAGTAATAGTATTATTACCGCCAAGAAATAATTTATTTATATCCTCTAAATTTAATGACCAGATATGTTCGGCAGATTTAATATGTTCCTCGTTTGGTAAAATAGATAAAAGTCTACCCCCTGGTTTTAAAACTCTTTTTGCTTCTTTAATAAATGATTGTAATTTTTCAATATGTTCTAATACTTCTATAGTAAATACCGCATCAAAAGAATTACTTTGAAAAGAAAACATCGGTAAAATCTCTGGTGTAGTTTGAAATTTTACTGTAGGATATTTCTTTTTGTTATAATCAACAGCAATACTACTAATATCTATGCCTGTATATTCAAGGCGTTTGTTGGTTAAAGATAACGCATCATAAAACTCTCCTTTACCACAACCTATTTCTAATACTTTTCCCAAGGATGGTAGTAAATCAAGCATTATATCAAACCTATCACGATTAATTCTTGGAATACTTTCTTTTATCTCTTTAGTATAAAGAGTATCCCAGTAATCTTTAGAATTGATGTCTTTTTCAAGTAGTTTTTTCATATAAATATAATTTCTTAATTATTATCTTTTGATATGGATTCATAAGCTAATAAATATATTTTTTACTAAAGTATTCTGGGTATCTTTTTTCTTGTCCTTTTGTAGTTTCAAAATGATTAATTTCTAAAGCAGGTAAATAACCTGTTTGAAAACTGTTTTGTCTAAAATACTCATTCAATGTTTTATCGTTTAATAATTTACATTTTTTTACTAATTCCTCAAAATCTTTAAACTTCATTGCTCTAAAAATTCCGCCTATATGTTGTGTCCTATTAAATTCAAAAGAGCCTACCTTTTTTGTTTCTACTATTTCTGGAATAGTATCTATACCTTTAACTGTAGGGCTAATAATAAATTTTTCTAAGTCTTCTGTAAAAAACTCTACTGTTTTGTTTATAGTGCTTTGTGTCAAAACTTCACAATCAGGGTCTATTTTAATAACTATATCTATATGCTTTGCTTTAAACCATTCATAAGCCTGTTTAGTTGCTTCGGTAATACCTCTGTTTTCACTGTTTCTGATAACTTGAAAACCTTCCTCCTTTAACCACTCATAAGTTCCATCCGTTGAGCCATTATCTATAATTATATGCTCATACGAAATACCCGCTTTATCTTTCAAAGTATTAAAACAATGATAAGCATAATACAAGCGATTAAGAGTTATACTAAAAATTCCAATTTTTTTATTCATAAGTTTAGGATAATAATGATTCATCAAAATCAAATTTTTCTATGTGCATTCGTTGTTTTTCGCCTTTACCTGCAAAAGCAGTTAAAATATGACCAATATCAAGAGATATTTTTCCCATTCTTTTTATGTGTGGGCCGAGATAATGAGAAGCAATACCCATTCCTAATAATGCTACATCAAAATCATATCCCTTTATTTTTTCTAACATTTTAGATGCTTCACTTCCTACATTAGCGAATTCTGAACAACCGACTGCTCCAAGTATTTGTATTTTATGTAAATTCATTTTTTCATAATGCTGGACAAATTTTTTATTTTTCATTCTTTCTATAATAGCTGGGGCGTGATACCCAACTAATAATACTTTTGCTCCACCAAGCATATCAAATAATTCGCCTGAAGCAACCATTCGGTATCTATCTGCTAAAGTAGTAATTATTTTTAATCCTTCAATACCATAATGTTTGAATATTTCAGGATACATATAGAAAAATTTACCCCAATCAGTAGTTTGAACTCTGGTATCTGTTTCTTTTCTTCTTAATGGATGAGAAAAAACATAATTATTTTCTGGTAACAATCGGATAATATCTTTTTTCAAAATAATATCACTTGGTTTAACACCACTAATAGATAAATATTTTTCTAAATGGGGTATTTTTTCTATTTCAGGACAAGCTAAAAATATTTGCTCAGCATCACCAAGAGAATTAACTGAAAAAGGTTTTTTGTTAATAAAAGCATCGTGTAAATCTTTTATCATTTCTTCGTAGGTTGTATTAATATAATTCATAGGCTTAAAATTTATAAATATAAATTGCGAAAAGATGGTCTATTTCGTGTTGAAAAACTTTAGCTGTTTGTGAACTTAAATTTTCCTCTATAAAATTTGTTAATTCACCATTTTGAATTAATTGGTATTTAACCGAACATTTATTATAGCGTTGAACTGTAATAGTAGCTTCTTCTGGAAAAGTAACACAACCTTCCACAGAATCAACCGTTGCTTTAGTATGATTAATTATCACAGGATTAACTACTATTCTTTTTGTATTAGTTACAAAGAAAGCTAATGGGTCTTGGTCATCTATTTGTGGATGAGCCAAAGCAAATATTTGTGAAAAATTACTTTTAGGTGTAATACAAAAATCAATCATCTCTTGGGCGTCCTGAATAACCTGATTTACATCAGAAATAGTAACTTCTCGGCTTACTTTTAAATGTGGATATACTATTTGCATATTTTTTTAAAGCCAGTTAATTTCAGAACCTTTAGCTCCTGGCACATTATTTTTTATAAACTCGTCATCTTCTTTTGTAGGTTTAGTTGAGCCACGACCATTAGCTAACTTCCTAATTGCTTCTCCTTTGTCTGTGGGAGTTAATTGTTTTCTTGGGGTTGTATCGTTTTTTTCTGCCTTGTCAATGGCTTTTATAAATCTTGGGTCGGGTGGGGTTGTGTTTGGTTCCACTAAAGTGTGTGGTTGTTTTGTTTGTGCTGTTGTAGGAGAAAAGGTTTTTTAAGATGAAAGTCTCTCAATTCTCAGCTTATGACCACAACTAAAACACTCTAACATACCAGACTCTAAATCTATACTCATTCTGGTATCACACTTTGAACAAAACATCTCTGGACTTTTAGCCCGCTCAATTAATTCCATAATATCTGAGATAGCTTTGCCTGCATTTTCTTCAGGAATATCATAGTTTTGAACAAACTCTTCTACCCTTTGACGAATAGTTTTTTCTTTTCTTTTTGACATAAATTTATTCTTTATTAAATGCTTTCGCAAATTTTTTAAAAAAGTTGTAATAGTTTTCTTTTGGGCTAATAACTTTTTCTGTTTTGGGGTCTACTGCATTTTTTTCTATCATTATATTCACTATTTTTAATCCTCTATTTGCATCGTGGTCCACACTAACCCCTGAGGCATAACCAATAACCGTCCCATTTAGTTTAACCTCTGTTTGTCCTCTGGCATACATATTCATATCTTTCTCCTTTTAATTAAACTCGGCACCAAATCTGGTTGTTTAGCCTGTCGCCTAACCGCCCCGACCTCATCTTTAAAAAACTCATTGTACCCCTCGTCTTTTTTCTTACCTTTAACTCTGGTAGCCATTTTAATTTTATTGCATCCTGCATATTTCATAATTAAATAACTCCTCTTATAATCTTTTGTTTATAAAGGAATTTCTTTCGTTCCCTAATTCTGTTTTTGTTTCTTTGATAATAATTTTGGTCATATTTTCTTTTTCTCTCTGAAACTTTGTTTTTTCCTAAAATCTCATCTTTATTTTCCCGATAATAATTTTTAGCACTATCATTTAATTTCTTGCGATGTTGTTGATAGTAAATCTTTTGTTTAATTTGCATCTTTGGTTTGTTACTTCCATAATATGAAAGCTTCTCAACTTTGTTAGTTAAGGTTTGCTTTTCTTGGTTTGTTTTTTCTTGTTCCATATAGTTATTTTTTAAATACCCACTTTTTAGAATAATAATACCAGTTGTCTGTTTCTTTTGAATATCTGCCTTCACTCATTGATTCATAGTGATAAAGCTCTGCTTTACTGGCATACCAAATAGATTTACCTTCTTCGCCGTAGCGATTACATAAATCTATATCTTCCCAACCCAGCCAATATTTTTCATCAAACCCACCAATACCTTCAAATTCTTTTTTATTGACCAGCATACACGCCCCGGTAACCGCAGGATACTCTTTATCCTCTTTAACTGCTTTAATATCTTGACTCGCCCCGCCATACTTATGAAAAGGATACTTAAATTCATCAAATTTAATGCCTGCGTGCTGAATAGTCCCTGCCCCTGGAAGTATTAGTTTAGCCCCTGTAATCCCCGCTTCGTTGTTCTTATGGCATTTAACCAACTCTGTTAGCCAGTTAGATAAAGGCAAAGTATCATTATTTAAAAAACATAAATATTTTCCTTTTGCTATTTTTGCTCCTTGATTATTAGCGATTGAATAGCCTTTATTTTTAGTATTCTTTACATATACCCCTTCAATATTTTTTGGCTTACACTCTTTAAAAAATTCTTTTATAACTATTTCTGAATTATCTGTTGAGTTGTTATCAATAATAATTATTTTACAAGAATAGTGTGTATTAGCAAATAAATAAGACAACATCTGCAAAGTAAACTCTCGCTTGTTAAATATTGGAGTAATAATGGAAACAATATCTTGCATATTTTTATTTACTAATTAAAGGTTGATAATTATTCTTTATAACTTTTTTAAATATTTGGCCTAATTTAGTTGCTCTATCTTCAGGAGTAAATTGACTAACAAATTTTTTACCTTCTTTTGCTTTTTCTTTTAATAGCTTTTGATTTTTATAAATATCAACTATCTTCTTTACAATATCATCAGAATCTACTACTGCTTGGCTAACTCCATCGGCGTGATGAAATTTAGCTTTTGGCTCTATCAAATAACCTAAATCATTTAAAGTATAAGGGACTGCTGAACAATTAGTAGCTAATACAGGCACTCCACAAGCCATACTTTCGTGAAAAATCATTCCAAACCCTTCTCCCATAGTAGGTAAACAGAAAATATCACCTAAATTATATATCTCTCTAATAGTTTTCTCTGATAAAGAGCCGTCTTTATTCTTCTCTCTGGGCATTACTACATAGTCATTGACTTTGTAATAATCAATTAAATACTCTATTTCGTGTCCCTCTTTAGCCCCTTCTGGTGTAGTAGTTGAGTGAGTTAATCCTAATAACAATAATGCTTCTGGAATAGCTTCTTTTATCTTTGGCATTGCTTTTAATAAAGCTGGTAAATTCTTTCTGGTCTGATTTCTGGCAAGCGTTGTAATAACAAAGTTCTTTTCACAACCAAAATCTTTTTTTAGTTGTTGTTTATCCATTTCATAGAAAGTAGCTGGGTCTGTTGCTGGAAAAAACACTTCTCCTTGACTATCAGGCAAAATCTTTTTAATTTCATCTTCTGCAAAAGCACTATGATATAAATTGTAATCTACCCATTTTAAAGGTTCTTTACAACCAAACCCTAATGGACTTCCATCTAATACTCCCCAATGTATCCATTTTCCTTTGCGTGGGTATGCCATACCAAAAGCTATTTTTGGTAACATATAATAATCTCCCAGAGTTAAAATAATATCTGGTTTAAACTCTGATAAAGCGTATTCAAGCATCTCTCTTGCCCAATGACTGTCTAACTTATAAAACTTGCCAGGATAAACTTTTATCTGGTCATCTTCTGGATAACCATTAAAACCTAAACCTACTTGTCTAATATCATAGCCTTTCTTTTTTAAAGGCAAAATTAAATCTCTAAATTCTCTGGCAAATCCCGATGGTTGTTTATAATAATCTCCGTAAATTAAAAGTTTCATAACTTTTTTTGGAAGAAAGCAAGGGAACAGCCGCCTGCTTTATCCATTATTTTTATTTCATTTATACCTAATTTTATTTTCTGAGTCATTATATCCCCTATTACTTTTGCCATTTCTCCATATTGAAAATACTTATAATGAATACTCCAATCCTCAATCACATACCAACCGCCTGGCTTAACAAATTGCCATAGACAATTAAAACTATTTCTGGTTTCTTTTTCTTTGTGTGAACCACCATCACAGATAATATTAAACTTTCCGTGTTCTGTGCCAAAATTTAGTAAGCCATCTATATTATTTTGGTCTACTTGAAAAAGTTTAATTTCTTTGTCTGATAAATCAATAGGAGGATTAATACCTATACCAAATACCTCTGCTTTAGTAAAATTAGCTTTAAACCAGCGAAGAAATTCTCCTTCTAAATAACCTACTTCAAGTAACTTAACAGGAGAATTTTTCCACGCTTTAAACATTTCTAAATATTCGTCTGTTATACCCGCTTGAATTTTATCTGTGTTAAACATAAATTTTTCTGCTTTTTATTTATCAGAGTTCTTTTCTTCCTCTTCTTTTTCTTTTTTATCTGTTTTATCTATGCTTTTTTCTAATTTTTTGGCTTCTTTAATCCAAGCATCTAATATTGTTTCTATTGAATCCAAACGCTGTTTATAAACTTCATTCACATTATTTTGACCTTTACAATATTCTAAAATACTTTTTAATACTTTACCTACTTGGTCAAAGTTAAAAACAGAGTATTCTGAAAACTCTTTTGTAGTCAAAGGTCTTGCGTCTGGAGAAGGTAACCGTAAATCTAAAATCTTCCCTTCTTTATTTTGTCCTAATGTTGATAGGTCTTGTGCTTTAGGCATATAGTTATAATTTTTCTACTCTTGCAGAAGCACCTCCTGTTTGTGGGTTTGCAGACATACTATCTCCTTCTTTATTTGGCATCAAATTTTCTGGCACAAATCCTTCGGTAAATTTCTTTTGGTTTTCTTGTTTTTCTTTCCATTCTTCAGCAGACATAGGTGTAATATCTGAATAATTAATAACTTGCATTAATTCTCCTGTCTTATTATTAACTGCAAATACTACTCCTTTTAATCTTCTTTCGTCTGAAATAGTGGATAAAAATTCATTAGTAAGTCTTTCCAATTTGTCTGGATTCTTATCAGTAATAATTTTAACTTTGTGTTTTGCTTTCGCTGGAATACGAATTTCTTTGTTATCTTGTGGTTGGTTTTCCATAATACTTTTATATTCAGAATAAAATCATATCCTAAATTTAGTTAGTTTTTAAAGTGTTTATGTCTTTTTTTAGTAAATCAAAATTTAATAAATTAGAAGCTGGGGATTTCTCATTATCAACATCAACAGTAGACCACCCAGAACTCAATGCTTTTTCAATATAACGATATGTTAAATATCCATATCCACCTAAACTCCAATTAGGCCCCCAAGTATTCTTAAATGGCATTCGTTCATTTAAATCATCAAAACCACCTACTAAAATAGCGTGCAATCCTTTTGATTCTGCTCCTTCTTTATAATCAATTACTCCATTAATAGGGTTATAGAAATTTTCAAAAACCTCAACTCCAATAATAGCAAACCCATTAGCAGTAATCGCATAACGTAATTCGCTGACATTATTAACTGATACATAAGGACCTATCTTATAAATATTGCCTTCTGCGTCTTTTATTCCTTCATTTTGTAAAAGTTTTAACATTACCCTAATATAAGTACCGTTTTCTTTTGGCATTCCGTCTACTTCTTTACATCTATTATATAAATCTAATCCTGAAAAAGTTAATAGCTTTTTAGTTTCTATTTTTTCGTGTTCTCTTTTTAATCCTACTCCTGAATAACCTACACAAGCAGGGTCTTTATCTTGGTCTAATAAAGGAATAGTCATATCAAACCAACTAATTGCTTTTGGTAAATTCTTAGGGGTAAGATAACTACTCAATAATAAATCTTTTGTGTCTTGTGGGTCTTTTAAACAACCCAAATTATAATTATTCATAAATATTAAGATGAGGCTTTGTTGCCTTTATCTATTACTTTTTTAGCGCCACGAGCTAATTGAAGCTCTCCAACACCTGTGCGTGTTTTTAATGACCTTCTACTACTGGACTCAGAAAAATTAGCACTATTAATAGGTGTTCTAACTTTCGTCAAGGTGTTGTGTCCACACTTTGAACATTTAGAATTGACTGTCGCTTTGTCTACTAATTGTCCAAAAAACATATCTTCTTGATGTCCACATTTTTGACATTTAAATGTATAAATAGGCATAGGATTAACCTTTTATATTACACCCTTTACACCCCCCGGTTCTTTTATTCAAATATGTTGCCATTCCTTCTTTTGTGTTCAGACCTTTTTGTCTCATAAAGTTTTTAACAAAAGATTGAGTTTGAGCAAGAGGCATATTTTTTGTAAAACTCATAAGATTCTTACGGGTTATTGGGTCAAGCCCGTGCATTAATCTTCTAATTGTTTGGTTGGTAATTTCGTTCATAATATTTAATCTAAGCAGATAACTAACATAATTTTTCAACACTATAAAAATGTTTAACAAACTGCTTGGGATAATTATTTAATAAATAAATTAAGTTTGTGAATGAGAAGCATTTCCTTCTTCTCCGTGCCAAGTATATCCTTTTAAATAATCTTGAATCTCTACTTCAGGCAATAAAGCACACCGACAATTAGGATGAGCCAATGGGCCGAGAAAACCATTACTAAAAGTTCTATCAAACGCAATTATGCCATCTCTAACCCCCAATAAACAATCTTCACACGCTTTAGGTTCTGCTAACCAAGATTTCTTTTTAACTCCTCGGCGAGCATAACTTTCTTCTCTTGCCCAAGATACTGCTTGCCCTAATTCTGTGCGTGCTACCATTTCTGCTCTTTTATTATTAAACCATTGCCCTGCTTTTGGGGCTTTCCAACTTTGAAATAGTTTTTTCAAATCTTTTTTCATTCCATTATACCCCTCACCTTTATCATAAGCACCTATTAAAACATTCACAATTAATCTACGAGTAGTTTCATTTATTCTGGTTATTCTTTTGCCTGCCTCCCATTTTAATTTGCTTCTAACCACTGGGTCTTTCAAAGTAAAAGAAACTCCCATTTGCGAACCTAACTTTTGTGAGTCTTTACTGCCTTTTTTTGTTGCTGTTTTAATATCTTGTAAAGCGACCTTTCCTCCAACATCATAACCTTCTTGATAATATTCATAAAATAAATCTATTTCAGCATCTTTTGCTCCCACAAGATAAGCTTCGTTTTCCATAGCTCTTAATAAGAATTCTTTTTCTATACGATAACGAGTCTTTAAGGTTGTATCTAATTTTGGATAAACCTGTAAAAAATCTCTGATAATACCATAAGGAAACCTATTTGCTTGTGCTTGAAAGAACTTCTCTGAAATAGCCGAAACAAATTTACCCTCTAACTCTAAAAATGCTTTTATTCCATCAGTATAAAAAGCCGAACCGCCTTGTTTATCAAAAGCTTCTGCTTCTTGTTGAATATAATCTAATGAATAATACATATTTTATTCTTTGGTTATTTTGCCATAATTTCCTTCTTCGTCTTGTTCCCAAAGAAAATCTTCGTGTCCATAGATATGAACTCTAACACTGGCTCTATATTTTTCTTTGGTAGTGAATAAAACTTTTTTATGTTCTTCAAGATGAACTTTGTGATTGTGGTTTCGTAATGGGTCAATCACTTCTCCTTTATTCATTCCTTCATTTTCTTTTTTAGCTTTTTTCTTAGCCTGGTCTTTGGTTTCTACTTTTTTCATCTCTTCTGATTTTTCTTCTTGTTTTCCACTTTGTTTTTCTTTTTGTTTATCTGCTTGTGTTTTAGCATTACCTGAAGAAAAGTCTTTCAAAGGAGTAGCAATTCCATTATGAACTACGAAGAATTCATCTTGCCAGGTTTCTGAGCCTGCTTCTAATCCCATTCTCTTTCTGGCTTCGTTCCAACTACGTGTACCATACATAAAGGACTTGCTGGCTTCTTCTACTCTACTCTTACTATCTTCTAAATCAACATCTTGAAAATCTAATCTCCAATCTTTTACTCCAAAAGAATTAACAATAACTTGCTGTGTAATTTTATTACAAATAGTGTTTCTTAATGGTTGAGATACTCTTTGATAAAAACTCTTAGTTTCTTCATAAGAGGTTGCTCTATTACTTCCTTCGGGTTGACTAATCATAGTCATTGGGACACCATACATTCCTGCTACTTGTTTCAAACCAAAAGTTAAAAGTTTAAGATATTCTATATCGGCTGGAGTTAGTCCTAAGGGAGCAGCATCCGCATTATTATATAAAATTAATGCTTTACCTGCATTATGCATACCTTGAAAATTCTTTTCAAAGAAAGCACTAAACTCAATGGCTTCAGTTGAACTTGTTCCTTCTGGTAATCTAATCTTTAATGGTGGTTTGCCTGAATTCTCAAAAGTTTTAATATTATAAATTAAGGCTTGTAAGATTAGTTGTACAACGGATTGATTATCCTCAAAAATAGCCCTACCATAAAGCCTCCCTCTTGGGTCTGGTCTACGGAAGTGCATTACTTCATCTAATTCATAAACAATGGTTTTATCTTCTTTCTTAATCCCTTCTGCAAAAGGCACAAACATTTCATAACCAATAGGTATATTTATCCCTGCTTTTCTTTTTTCAGCATCTACTAAAATCTTTATGTCCTCACTATTTAAAGTATACATAGCCTCAATCTTACCATCTCCGTCCTTATCCTCTCCACCTGCATAAACTTTTTCTAAATAAGCATTACCATAAGCATAATAATTAGTTACTATATTCTGAACAATAGTTTCTATAGTATTATCCACATTTGGCTGGTCAAAGAATTCTATTAACTGTTTTAATTCTTGTTTATTCTTTTTTCCGCCAGGCACGGGCTGTAATAAATAACCTGCTCCTGTTACTGCTGACCTAATTCTATCAGCACACTGAGTTGAACCCGGTGCTTCAGAAAAGATATTATAAATCAACCCCCATTTTTTATCTGCTGGTAATTCTGCCGCCTTGAATGTTCCGCCTGTAGCGGTTGAAGTATAGTCTCCAATTCTACCTAATGAGTGTCTCTTAGTTACTAATTCCTTAGCCGTTTCCTCTGCCCACTTTACTTTTTCCTGTTCTAACTTAATTTCTAATTGCTTTGCCACATCTTGTTTGACTACATCTAAGATGAGTCTTTTAACTAATGATTTTTTAGCCATATATTTGTTTTAGGATTAATGTCATTTATTAATTTCTTAAAGCGGGCGGCAAATCAACCGTTGCCCACCTCCGTAGAGGAGGGGAAAAGTCAATATTACCAAACCCTTTAAAAAATTAAACCTTAAAATTTACTTCATCGGGTGAACGATTGCCTTCTGGATTACCAGCAATTACAACCCCCAATCCACCTACTGATTTATTACAATGCCAAGACACACCAGCAACCGCGTCTGCTACATCTTTTGACATTCCCATCGGATGGTCTACTTTCTTTCCTTCAAGTAATTCTAAATAACGACACTCTCTTATAAAGATAGGATGCACATAATAGTTTATTCTTTTTTCAAGCAATGCTTCTTTCAAATAAGTATATGCTTCTACGTTTTTATCTACTGATAAAGTCATAGTCTGAAAACCTTTATTTTTTAATATCTGAAGAGTGTCTTTACTTTGCCAAGAGTCAGCACTAATCTTTCTAATATTAAACCCCCGAGATTTCAACTCATAAATGAATTCTCTAATTTGTGAAAATTCTATCTCTTTACCTGGTTTTGCCGCGAAAGCGTGCATTAAATCAATAAAAATCTTTGGTCTTCTTTCCATTCGGTTATTCTCAGGATTTTTATATTCAACCCACCCATCAAACTTACCCATTGCAAAACCCGCTACATCACCTGTTTCTTTACCTAAAGCTAAATCTAAATGAATAAATCTTGGCTCTACATCTTTAGCTTTAAACCAACTGGCTATTCTTCCATCTGGTTTAATGGGGTCAAGTCTCTTTTTATTAGCGTGTCTAAGTATAACTCCCGCATCTTTAAAGAACGCCTGCACTGCTAAACTTGGAACTGCTCCCAAATCTCTCATAGCCAAATCTGGATTTTTCTTGAAATCATCATAATACTCTGTTGGCACTTTCTTACCAATATGTTCTGGAAAAAACTGTCCTAAATCAAAAACCTTTCCACAAAACTGTTCTTTTGGTATAGCTTCCCAAATAGCCAAACGCTTTTTATATAAATTTGGACTTTTATCACTATCAAACTTCTTTTCAGCAAAATCATAAACAAATCTTGGCGAGGTAATTGTGAACATTCTACCTTTATTAAAAAATCTACTTTTTATACGCTTTGTCATTTGGTTATGACTGGCTTCTGCATAATCTTTATTTTTTGTTCTAATGTGAAAGGACGCTTCATCAATTACTCCTGCGAAAATGTTAAACCCCAAAGGTGCCGCTTCGTTTGACCCTAATGGAAAAATAGAAATGTTTTTGTCAAATCTTAATTCTGACTTAATTTCTTTACTTGGTCTATGAAATTGTCTAAACCAAGGATTTTGGTCTATTCTATTTTTAACTTCGCCGAAGACAACTTTTTTTGCTTGGTCTTTGTTTGTAGAAACATTGACCAAATAAACAGAGCTGTCGTCTGCTAAATTATAATACCTTTGTGGGTTTTTTAAACATAATAATTGATAGGTTAAATATTCAAATGCTTTACTGGTTAAAAAAGATTTACCAGACCCTATACCAGCAATAACCAATGCTTCAAAATAACCGCCATTGAAAATATCTATTAGCATTTTCTTAATTTCGGGACGAACTTGGTTTGCCGCCGGACAATATAAAGGACTATTTAAGAATTCTTCTATGCCTACTGGATATTCTTCATAAATCTCTGCTAAATCTAACGCACATTGCTCTCTATGACTGAGCAACTTTTGGTGCTGCTGAAGAATCATCAGCTTTATTTGGTTGTTGATTTGTGATTCGTGCATCTTTTTTTGAAAATAAGTCAGCTAATTTTTCTGGGTCAAACTCATCTAAATTGACATAGTCAAAATTAAACTGAACTGCATTTGTTAATCCTTTGTCTTCTTCACCAAAAGGAATACCTAATCTTCCACGAGCATACTTTAATATATCTAATGCTGAATCAGTTACTTGTTTAAATCCTTTGGTATTTTTTAATTCTAATACATCCTTACCATTGAGCTTACCTTTAGAAATCAAATTATTCATAGCCACCTTAGTCATATTCAATAACTGCTTGAGAATAACATTTTCCTCTTCAATAAATTTACTCATTTCAACTACTTTTGCGTCTCTTAAATTATGTAAGGTTATTTCTAATGCTTGCTTTTCCCAACTCATTTTTTCCATTGGCCAGCCAGTTGTTTTTCTATCTGTTTCTCCTGAACTTACTTTTGCTTCAGAAAACTTTTTTTCTTCAAGCAAGAATCGTCTAACTTCTTTATAAGGACTTAAGAAATATTCTATTTTTAACTTCTCCCAATTAACACTTACTTTTGGTTTTTTATCTTCGGGCAAAGTAATTAGTTTTACCTCTTTGGGCGGTTGTTTATTTAATTGTTTATCTGTCTTTTCCATAAGATTGTGCGAATGATACTAAAGCTTCTGAAATAGATGGCTTTTTTTGCTCACTCTTTATTAAATTAAACAAACCCTCAACCAATGCTTTTGCTTTTTCATCATCAAATACTAAAAGTAATGTGTTTTCCCCTGCTTCTGTAGGAATTGGCATACTTCCTTCTGTTGGTTCATCTGTTCCTTCTCCCTCATCTCCCCAATCATAGTCTAATAATTCTATTTTACTCTGAATAAGCTCTTTTGAATAGGGCAATCCTTCTGCCAGCCCATCTAAATCTTCGCTTAACATCATTTCTTTTAATAAAGCACTCAACTTAACTTGGTCAACAGGAATTTTTATTTCTTCTGTAACAATGGTTAATTTTTTAGCTTGCTGGTCATCTATTTCTCCTAAGTCATTGACTATCACATCTTTATATTTTAATTCTTGACACCCTAAAAATCTGTGATAACCATTTATAATTTCATAATATCCAAAAGGTTTGCCGGGACTTCCACTTCTAACCAATATTGGGTCAACCAAGCCATAAACTTTTAATGACTTAACCACTTCTTCATATTGTTGCTGAACATCTAAATCATCCTCTGGTTTTAACTTATGATTCCATTCATTTGGTTTTAATTCAGCGATTTTTACTGTTTTTGTATTAATTCGTAATTGCATAAATTTATTTCCAATTCACACCCCTAACTTTCCAAAGATTAGTATAATATTTTTCCATCTTTTTATAAGCTTCTATAGAGAGCATACAACGATGAAACCTACTTTCAGCTTTGTTCAGACTGTGAACTTTATGATTAATATTTTTAATGCGGATACACCCCTTTTGAGTACTAAATCTTATGTTTTCTAACCCTTTATTAGTTATTACTTTAGTAATACCATATTCTATGCCTGCTTTCCAAGAAGTGCTGTCTACTGAAGCAAAGGGATATTTAGCCAACGCATCCATTTTAGTCATAGCAAACCCGTGTATCTTTATACCTTTTTCATAAGCAGGCTTTATCCAATGTTTATAAGCTAATCTTTTTCTATAAAACCTATCCCCTTCTATACCAATATATTTACTCTCTGATTCAATTAACATCTTCTTATAATCTTTAAAAGGAATTACTCGCGGATGAACTACTGTTATACACTTTTTAAATAACTTTTCTTTCTTTAATTCTTCTCTCCATTCTAAAACTTTTTTCTGTCCCGTTAGTTCGCCTATATCTAATTCAACAAAATAATCAAAATAATCCCAATTCTCTTTTACCCATTTTTTATACTGCTGAAAATATACTTCTGGAGTTTCTTTGGTTTTATTTTTTTTAACTACTACCGATGCAGATATATTTTGACTTGATTCAGAGAAAAACGAATGTGCACCACTATCTATTATTATTCTTTTAACTTTTTGTCTTATAAAAGGCATTCGTTTACTATTACCTTTTTGTCTAACATAATAATAACTAATAAAAGCATTCTCAATCGCTTTTATTTCTATATAAGGAATACCATCTTGTTGTTCTAACCCTGCGAGATAAATATGCATATTATTTTTTAATGATTTTCATTACTTGTTTAATATTATTATGCCATTTCTGTGTATATTTCTTTGGAACAAGTAAAGACTCCCCTGATTCTATTAATTCTATTGCGGCATACACATCAGAATAAACATTTATATCTGGTAACATTTCGGAATAACACGCCCGATAAGGAGCTAAAATATGACAACCGTAGGTTATAGCTTCTTGAACAGTGTAACCAAAGGTTTCTTGATGTGCTGTGCTTAAATAATATTTAGCTCTGGACATTATCTTATAATATTCTTTTTTTGTTAAGTTATACTTATACTCAACATTTTTTGGTAAACGAACTTTTACTGGATTACCACTGGAAGTAATGACTATTTTTTTATCTGTCAGACGAGCAAAAGTTAGTAATTCTTTAAATCCTTTTTCTTTACAAATTCTGTGTGGCCAGATAATAAAATCTTCTTTTTTATCTCCTCCTTTATATATTTTTTTTACATAATCTAAATTCCAAATCAATCCTGTTACTACTACTTGGTTATCTTTTAAATAAAAATGGTCTATTACATTTTGTCTGTGGTCTTCTGACCCTACAAATACTTTATCACAGATTAAATGATAACCGCACTCTGATAAATCTGCCCACTTTCCTAATTTCTGAACAAAGTCTGTTTCATCTGCTCTACCAGCATAATTAAAACCATAAATCTTAACTTTTATGTTTTGTAAATCTGCCATATAGCGAATTGCTTCAATTCCAGGATAGAAAATATCTGCTACTAAAAATACATCGCCGTTTTTTACTTGACTTTTATGGAACATTTCTGCAACCATTTGCATTTGGGCTGACTTGAAAATACAAGTTTTATTAATATCTAAAAATTGCCCTTTTTCTATCTTGCCAGAATCTTTTATTTTTGGATATAAATACTTATCTACATAAGGCTTGATAGTAGCATTCATCATTTTAGTATAGCGTTGTTCTAAATCTTCTAATGGTAAGTAAATTATCATAGCTTTATTTATTATTTATTTAGAATAAATTTGCCTTCTAACATATCCACTTCAATATGTGGTTGACTTCTAAAATTTATTAATCCGCCCTCTACGCATTTTCTACACATCAATGGTTTATTATTTTTTGATAACATTTGCTTTCTAAATTTTTTATATTTTTCACTGTGCCAAACCTCCATTACATCATCAGTAAATATATTGCCCATTACATTCATTCCTGCCCAATCTTTATTACAAGGCACAATATTTCCATTAACTTGAACACTGAAGCCATAAAATGGGTCTTTACAGATTCCTTTAAACTCTCCTTTGTCTAAAATTAATCCTCTAAAAGTATCTAAAAATTTATAAGTAACCACATCTGGCTTTAAACCACCCACCCATTTTATAAATTCTTCTTCAGTATATTCTTTTTCTTTGCCTAATGAAATAGTTTGAACTATACAATAAGGTCTTTTAGGATGTGCTAAAATATATTTAATTCGTTTTTGTAATACTTGAAAATTACCACCAATTCTATATTTTAAATATTTTTTCTCATCTAACGAATCAACATCCATAATCAAATAGTCTAATCCTGCATTAAAAACCTCATCAACTTTTTCAGGCGTAGCTAACATTAAATTACTGGCAATTACTGTGCTTATTCCTCTTTTTGTGCATTCAGCAATACATTTAGATAAATCTTTCTGAATAAAAGGCTCTCCAAACATAAATAATTCAAGTGATTTTAACCAAGGCATTTTATCTAAAATTATTTTAAACTGCTCAAGGGACATTTCCAAATTTAAATCTCTAACTTTATTTTTTACTAAGTCTTGTGTTCGCGGACAGAAAGTACATTTAAAATTACATTTAGAAGTTAATTCAAGCTGATAAATTCTGGGTTTTCTTTGTGCAACCGTAGTACTTAGCTCTTGGTCAAGTTTCTTCCAATCTAAAGTTTCCCTTAATTGTGGAGGAAGATTACCTAATATTTCTTGTTTTTTCTCTTGTAAAATCATAATTATTCACAGATAGCCCCATTTTCGTTGTCTTCAAAAACAGAAACCGAAATTTG